CCTCGTATGTATTGCGTGGGGTCCTTCCTACGGGTATGGTAGTGAAGCCTTCAGCTACACCACCCATAGCTACTTCTGCAATATTACGAAGTTTTAAGTCTGTTGATACTCTATTAAAAGGAAGGTTGGTCTGTTCAGCTAATTCCTGAAGTTCATCCTGTTGTTCTTCACTGAACAACATAGGATTGGACCTGTACATATCAATGAGCCTTTTAACACGATAAGACTCGACTTGAAAAGGCATTTATCTACGGAATTGATTAGTTCCCGCAAACTGCAAAGCTTCTATTCCAGTTGGTTGTGGGATCCCATACATTGAACGCCACCCGCCTTCTCCACCTAATGGTATAGACGGTCCGCTAGTTTGAGTTATTGGGAATTGAGTTCTTTTGTTGAGAAGACCAAGAGCACCTTGACTCTCACCATATGCGGGCAATAACCCACGTCCTGTTCTGGATATACCTTCAGCTGTCTTTTGAGCTACCTCAGAGCCAGCAGCTGCGGATCCTCCTCCAGCGGCTGGTCCACCGCCAGTCCTGAAATAATCCATAGCTCTCTTTCCTACATTACTTGCACCTTTTAGTGCTAATCCGCCAGTATAGAATGATAGTGGAAGACCAGCTATGGTGCCAAGTCCGCCAAATGCCTTATCTGGACCAGACTCACCATATACTGTCTCACCTCTTGATGTAGGTCGCCATTCATTGGGAAGTAATCCGAACATGCCTATATCTGCGGCATCAAAGGCAAGCTTTTGTAGTGGTTTATGTTCTCTTCTGAAATCAAGACCAGTAGAATGTGCCATAGCAGCCACCTGCTCTGCTTCGTGATCAGTGAATCCTCTTGGGTCTTGATGATATCTGTCCAAGAGTCTTTGAGCTGCCATAAAATCTAGTGCCATGATATTCTCTTATTAAGGTTGCGTTAAAGCAAGATTACCAACTTGAGATAATAGTTGATTTTTCAATAGAGCCATTAATTCTTTATTAGTACTAATCATTGGTCCATATTGTTGATGGTCCATCATATAATCAAAATCTGGTCCATAGAGTTGACCACCACCTGCTTTTATCATTTCATCGAATAGATCACCGGGCTTTGTCAACGCTGACGGTCCGCCTGTTAAAACATCTTCATAGCCTACTCCAAGTTCTTGAGCTGCTCTTTGCTGTGCCAATTCAACTTCGGTCATAGGTTTTATTTGCCCAGCTCGTTCACCTCCACCATATCTTGAAGGAGCATCACCATAGAAAGTTCCAAGACCTGTTCCACGTTGTTCAGCGAGTCTGAATCTATCCCACCAAGACATTTCAGCTTTTTGCTTTCTATACTCTTCCTCGAATTTTTTCTCTTTAACCATTCTCTGGTGAAATGGAGTCATGATCGCTTTACGTCTTCTAATCTCTTCTTCTTTACGTTCAAATTCTTCTGATTCTTCTCTTTTGCGTAATTCGTCTATTGCAGTAAGTCTGTCTCTTATATTTTTATCTAGATCAACTCGTTGCTGCTCTAGGTCAAGCTGTACATCTCCCTGATCCAACCTTCTTGTCTCAAGCATCTGGTCTACATCCATCTTACGCATGGTAAGAAGAAGATTAGGCATCTCATTGAGAAACTCATTTATATACTGCCCTGATTCATACTGTGCCATGATATTATCCTATTGCTTTAAAATTTTTATGCTTCTCGCCATCTACCGCCTCTGAATATCCAATTCTGCCCATTACCGTCTACATGAGTTGCTCCTTCATTTGGATTACCACCAGTCCATCCGGGTGGATTCCATGTATCGCCTCCGTAACTAGTTGTACCGCCTCCTTCTTCTGCACCTCCCCAGTCTGATGGATCTAGAAATGCATGTTGACTTGTAGAGATACCTTCAGCATCCCTGCCAAAAAGACCAGCTGCTATATCACGATATTGAGATTCTTTACTTCTTTGAGCATCCATTCTGTCTTGAGTGTATCCAAGCAGACCACCTTGAAGAGCTTCCCCATATTGTTGATCTATTCCTCTTAGACCTTGTTGTATACCATACTTAGTTCTTCCAAATCCAGAATTATAAGCAGAAGACAAACCCTGACCTCCGCCAAGTTGCATAGCAGATTGTTGCCCTTGAGTCTGCAGGGTTTGCATTCCCTGAGCAAAGCCAGCTCTAGCCATACCTATATCTTCTTGATAGTCCTCATCTATACCACCAAAGAACTTTCCTACTTTATCTGGATCTACATAATATCCGATACTCTCTAAATATTCTTGATATCCCTGATTAGGATTTTGAGTATTACCAACCGCAGTTGAAAGCCAAGGATTATTGTAGTCGTAAGCCATGATCAGTTATTAACGTAGTTTGTCCAATCGAAATCTTTATTAAAAAAATCTGCCCATTTATTAATACCGGAAGTCCCTACTGCTTCTGATATATACGCTGGATCAACACCAGATTCAATAGCTTTATTGCTCATGCCCCTACCAGCATCTAAAGTAGTACTCATACCCTCACCAACATTGAAAGCAGGGTCCTGCCAATATTCATCATCAAGGGGTCCGAATTGGGTAGCATTTGGATCTGCAGGTGTAGTAGTAACTGACGCTTCCGGTATAGTACCCGGAATTGTAGCTGGAGGAGGAGTTGAAACTGTAGCTGGAAGTGGTGCAGAAGCTGCTGTAGTAGCCCATGTATCATCTTCTAGTAACCAAGGATTGTGTGCCACTCCTTCTGCTGTCACACGTTGACCAAATTGCTCTCCACCAACACCAAAGGTCCTAGCCATAGTATCTTTTAGTCCATATTCACCAAGGTCTTTTCCAAATTCTTGAACTTCTGGCATATATTTTCTCATAGCATAAGCTGAGAATATATCCCTACCAGTGTCTGTAATCATGCGTTCACGCATACCCTGTTGATAGTCTTTAATATCTTTCTTGAATTCGTCTTGCTGTCTCTGGTAGAATAATGCGTCTATTTCTTTATTTGCGTCTTGCTCTCTACCATCTGCAAAAGCTCTGAATATGGACCTAGTTGCTAATCCGCCCATTCCAACCAGTATAGCAGCTGTTAGAGGATTGGACATTCCAGCTGTGGCAAGCGTAGTGCCAAGAAGACCGAGCATCCTTCCTCTGCCGCCCCATAGGCTAGCTTTACCACGTCTTGCTGATTCTGCTAAACCTGCTTTTGAGAAAGCACTTCTACTTCTCTGGTCCTCTGCAGCTAAAGCTAATTGTCCCAGTGATGCCATATTATTGCCCCTAATCTAACAAGGTATCATGTTATTTAATATTGCCATTATACATTAAAGTGCACATACTAAATGCCCAGTAAAGAATGTAAAGTCACCGTCAGTCGGTTCGTGAGTATGTTGTTCAACTCCCGTATCTTGCTTTATTACCAGCTCTATAAAATCATCAGTATCTAATTTTAGATCTATCGATAACCTTCCTTGCCAAAAATTGTCTGTTATAGTACCAGAAACCAAGTGGAGACTACTCGCAATCCTATTTGTTGCATTAGATGGAGTTGCATTCCCATCATTTTTAAATAAAGCAACATCAAGCCTTTCCTCTGCATCAAAATCCCCAGCATCTGTATCCTTATCATTGTCCAGTAGAACAGTCGCATCAAAATGATAGATGCCATTATAGGGAACTGTAAATCTATAATTAGAAGTACTCCAATTTCCTCCGTTATCATAATATTCGCTATTAAGAATTATCCTAGTGAATGTATCATCGGCTATTGCCTGAGCATCAGTATACGAGTGTTGATAAACACTGAAGGCAGGATAATTATTTATGATCATTTTATTGGATAAATTTGTAATTCCTTTGACAGATAGATTCTTATCAACTAATTGATTTTGATCTGAACTCATGTAAGATATCCAAAGACGACCTTGTTCTTTTCTATATCTTGCAAGCCTGTTATCTCTAGTAATGTATATTACTTCCTGACCTTCACGCAGTGTTGATATAGCTGGTTGCGATCTAACGACCTGTACCATGCCTTGCTTAGAATTAGCCATATATCTTGATATTCTATCCATTAAGCCATTCTCTTATGTACGGGTCTATATTCAATCCCTATATCATTAATATATACAGCACTACTAGATCCTGTATCTATCTTTATCATCACCTTAGAAGTAGTTGGGGGAGTCGCTATGACCCACTTTCCTTTTAGCCATGTAGTTGTACCTACCGAAGTAGGACCAGAAGTAACCACCCAGTTGGTTCCGCCATCTGTACTATAGTAAACTTTATCTGCAATACTTAGAGTATCAGATTTATATGTCATATATATAGCATATACTTTTTTTGATATATTTGGATCTCCAAAGTCTATATTTTTTGTTATTATCTCTACATCTGAATGTTTTGCAGGAGTTCTGTGTAATTTATAAAAATCAACTGTATCCCCCTCATCATGAGCTATGTATGTATTATTATCTTCTGTATCTACTGAGTTTGTTATACCATCATTTGATACGAGAACAAAGTCATCTATGAATGTAAATGTTCCTTTCTTAAGATCGCACATATAAGCATCACCATCACTATTAGAATTCTTAATTACAAAAATCATTGATTCTTGCTCATCATAGATGATAGTACTTAAATAATCTACATGTGCAGCCCAAGTAGAGTCAGATATAGAATTTTCAGATAAGTTTCTTATACTGTTTCCATCATATAAATATAGACCCTGTTTATTTGCCCATACGACACCATACTGGGTTCTTTTAACTAACTCAGGATGTTCAATACCCATATATTTTTTACTATCTTCTAAGAACCAATTAGAGTCACTAGGAGAAGATATATTTATAATATCCATACTATATGTTTTAAATGCAAGTATCCTATCTGCAAAAGAATCAATAGCAACATATCCATCAGCGTCACCTTTAGCAGCCTCAATAAAATTAAATGAAGGGAATGTATCATACCTATTAGGCATAGAATACATGATCCTATCTGGAAAAGATTTTGTAGTAGACTCTGCTTTTGTTGCCCCTTGATTCTCATCTTTCATTGTAATATTACAAATGAAAGCTCTGTTATTTGTAACAACAGAATCTTTCCAGTATTCACCTGCATCCCCTAAAGCATTACTAAAAATACTAGATGGATATCCATTTATAGTTTCATAGGTTAAAAAACTCATTTCTTTAATAATGAAATTTCCACCTGCTGATGTAGTCGGGCAACTATAATTAGAGCTATCAGCATCTGACCAGCTTGTATAAGTATCAGTTAATCTTGTCCTGCATCCTTTTGTTAGATTGATATCTACAAGGAAGCTCCATTCAGTATCAACATTCTGTTCCCTTATATATATTCTACCTCCTGAAATTCTCGGGTCAAATGGACCAGTGGTTCCAATATTTACTGAAAAGACCTTTAGATCATCAGTGTCATCAACAGTTACAACAGTAGAATATTCAGTCGGCAAGCTTTCTTGATTATTATCATATATAAAAGTTTGTGCAAATTCATAAGAACCAGCTGGTATAAGCCCATCAACGCCAGTATTATTAGAAATATTAAAATCAAATCCATTTCCCGCTGTTGCATAAGTAGATACTGCAGGTGTTGTACCACCATCTACACAATCACCATTGGTCGGTATTGCTAGGTCATTATCTTTTGAATAGTAATCAAGATATGTATTATCATCAGTAGATATAGCTGCACCATCAAAGTGTCTTCTATTAATAAATCCATACCACTTTATTTGACAATCATTTCCTTCAACAGTATCACAACATCTAATTGCATCTTCTACTTTATAATATCTTATTTTTGAATCAATACCTGTTTCTGAAGAACGTAAAATAACACTATCTGCTTCCCATTTAGTACCAGCAGTATTAAACGAAAAAGTATCGATCTTGTGTTCTTTGGGATTAGCTAATAAAATAACTTTATCCCCTGAGGGAAATCCCGTAACAGTAGCTACCCAATAAACTTGTGTACCTTCTACAGATATAGCCACCTCTCTATCTAGCACTAGATTATTCGTTGAATTATGACCTACTACTTTATAGATACCCTGCCCATTTGGATCTATAGCATTAGCTGGAAATGCAGTAGATGTTAATAATATATATGTACCAACCCCATATGAAGAAGCAAGGTTCACAGCATCACCGTCTATTGTACAGGTCAATATAGTTGTAGGAGAACCTACTTTAAAACCATCTTCACTACCTCCAGTTTGATCAGCAGTTGATACTGTTACAGTTACTGGGTCTCTTACATAATCTGTTTCAAAGTATCCTAACCCATGACCAGATTGAATGCTCTCACCTGCATTAGTAGATGCTATATGTGTATTGCTATATGTCTCTACTGTTAGTTTATTGTTGGTCCCATCGGTCATAGAATAAGCAGGCTGGATACTCCCCTGCAGATTGAACATAATATTTTTAGCACCTGATAATTGATTCTCTCTTATATCAGCTGCATCCTGAAGTGTATTCAATCCACCAGAAAAGTCTTTTAATTGATATATCTGTTTAGGCATTGAAGGTCATTGTCTGGTATGACATGGAGTGCTGCTTGTTGAAGTAGCATCTTGAGTGCGATGAGGAAGTGGTAGCAAGCCCGAAATAGGAAGGCATGGGCTTGAGTACTGTCTTTCTCTTTTTATGTCTTAACCTGTATATCATTCTACTAATTCAAAGTGCCCTATGTCTCTAAAGCCAGTATCCTTTGTGAATGTATCCCTGTCCCAGTCAAGTCCCCATCTCAGCTTTACGCCAAGCTGGGAAGCAACCCCAAGGATGAATCCGCCAAGATATACGAATCTCTCAATGTCATCATAATCTATAGGATATGGGGCAATATCAACTGCCTTGCCTTCAAGATGCTTTGACCTCAATGTCTTACTTGCACCTTTAGCAACATAACTTTTCTGCGTTTCAAGCGTTCTAAGACCTTCTATGATAGAGAAATCAAAGTGCTTGATACTCTGATTCAGGACATTGACTATATCAGAATCAAGACCCTTTAATCTTGATCTACTTTTTTTTCCGAACCTTGGCATTCTTGCTTTTCTTCTTTGGGGGTCTACCCCTTTTCTTACCATAAGTACCTACGCCCCTTGGCATTACTTTCTCCAGACCATCTTAATTGCTTCTGACAATACATCCATACATTCTTTAGCAATAGCCTGTTCTTCAGCCTTGGTGACCTTACCGTCTGCCTTAGCAGCCTTATATGTCTCAGCTACTTCCTTCATGGATACCAATAGCATACGCCATTTGGTTGCTACCATTGTAGCTAATGCTCCAAGAATGATAGCTATCAGATACGCTGCGTTCTCCCAGTTTAACCAATCCATTATATTAACCTCATTATTATTGATATGATCATAGGTACGACCAACACTCCTACTGCACCCCAAGTCTTAACGATAGTAAGATCAGTATCGTGCGAACCTACCTTGTTATTAAGTTTTTCTAAATGTCTATCAATTCTTTGTATTGACTTAAAAATACTTATCTGTCGCTCATCTAATTTAACAAGACGAGCAGTTACTTCGTTCCTGTAGTCCTCAACTTTCACGACCGATTTCCTCCACCATTTATACGTCCCTTGAGAAATGCCATGTCATCACTTAGGTCTCTCCAGAAAACCTCACGGTCCTTATCCGAGGAGTTTATACGATCCACTAATTTTAGTACTATTCCTTGAGAGTTGTCGATCACGGATTCCATCTTCGATATACGTTGCTTGATAAGTTCCAAGTCCTCTGTTTGCTCTTTTTGACTGCGTATCAGTGAAACTATCATAAAGCCAAAGAGACACAAACAGAACCCCACTGCTCCCAATTCAAGATAGGTATCTGCTAATGACTCAACCATTATTCTTCTTCCTCAGAAGTACATTCATCACATAACCCACCCCGCATAACGAGAATAGGTTTATCACATTCAACGCAATGAAATGGTAAAGGCATTATTTCTTCTTCCTCTTACCCCAACTCAATG